AAAGGAACTCATATTAAATTTGAAAGAGAGATATTTACAACACTAACTTATACCGGACACAACAGACCAACTACTGGTGAGGCATTATTTACAGATTCAAATGAAGATTTTCAAGTTATAATAACATTTTTTAAATTCAAGTTTCCGAATAACACTAATTGTCTATTTACTATATCGTAACTCATAATTCTGTTTGTTACTGGATGACCAATCAGTAGTCTTCTGTCTTGAAACTTTTTGTAGTCAATTCTATCTCCATTAATAGTGTATATATTAAGCATCATATTGCCTTTTATATCTAATAACACTTTAGGTAAAGTTATCTCGGATTTTAATACTTTACAACCTAAAGTCTTAGGTACACATCCACAATCATGAAACGTGTCTACTACCAATTTAATACAAAAGCTGGTATAAGAGAATCTAGATAAAGGACGCATTTTCTTTATTGGTTCTATATCATAAACAGCATTTCTACATGAAACCAATAAGTTGGCTAGAAATTCATCTGTATATAGGGTATCATCTGTAAACTCTTTTATTAAAGTTCTTATAGTTGATATATGTGAATCTAATGTCATTTTATATTTTTATAGTTTATATTTAATATACGTAGTTACATATTAGTATAGATTTTTTATAAAATAAAAAAGCTGTCACTTCACAGCAACAGCAATTATTAAAAAACTTATGGACAATTTATTTTTTCTAATAAACATCTAACAGCATAAGAATCACATTCGGAAGCTATTAGAAATTGTATTAATAATATTAATTTTACATCGTACAGACTTACATCACAAAGTCCATACATTAAAGAGTTTACATAATTAGTAGATAATTCACATAGTGTATCATCTAAGCAATTAGCAACTGCTACACTTTGATAATCCATTATCTATTTTATTATATAGTTGACATGCTTGACAACATTTTTCACAATCCAATAGTGAGAATAACATTTGATACTCTAAATATAATTCAAAGCTTTCATCTAAGTTTTCATCACAATTAGTACATAAAATATTATCAGCTATCTTTTTTGTTAATTTACAAAGCAAATCATCGCAATCTACTAAAATACAACTACTATATGTTCCATTTGATTCTTCATCTGTACTAATATCTATATAGATAACGCCATCTTCTAATGGTTCTTCTATTGTAGCGCATCCTTCTACTAGTGTAAAAGTAGGTGTTGGAGAATCATTTACTACATAAACTAAACTAGTCTTAGTAGGAAGATCTGTATCACATTGACATTGACCACATACAGTAGTAAAAGAAGTGGTTAATGTTAAATCACATCCTTGACTAGTTTGTATATTTAAATCAAATTCATAAGTTGCTCCAGGATCTGTTAAATATTGTTGTAATGAACCATCTAAATCTGTTATATCATCAACAGTGGTTATTGTAGAAACACCATCAATTGTAACAGTGATTGTTCCAGTTACACTAGTAATTGTCACAGTAGGGTCTACTGTGAATGACCAATCAAATGAGAACCAACCAGTACAAGTATTGGGATCATAATCATTAGAGTATTGATAATTATTTAAAAGTAAAACTTTAAGTGGTTTCATAGTACTACATAAAGTATCTAAATAATAAGTTTCCCCAGTAGGAGTACTACAGCACTTAGCTGTAGTCTCCAGGGTTATTTCTTGTGTTTTGTTATCTAATCCACAGATTGTAATATCTTCATTAGTACAATCATAGGTTACTGTTATTGCCATTATTATGCAAATGCTACAGTTGATCCTTCAACAGTCCATCCATTAGATGTTAATATTGTAGGGGTGATATAAGCTGTTAATTCTGCAATAGGGTTGTTAAGAGAAACAGAAGCTGTTGAACCAATTGGTGCAATGTTAGTGTATCCTGAACCTGCTGCTGTGATTGCTATAGCTGTTAAAGCACCTGCTGCATAAGTAGGTGTAAAGGTTGCGCCAGTTCCAAAGTATGTAGGACTGATTGTAACCGTTCCTGATGCACCTGCTCCTGCTGTTTTAATATAAGTTCCTGTGATAGTTCCATCAGTTCCAACAATAGCATAAGCAACCGCTGTTCCAGGTGTTCCTATAGTCAAAGGAATCAAGTTAGGTACTAAAAGCACTGTTGAGTAATAATTCTCATCATGTGGCTTAAAGTCATCAACTTCTAATCCATGCATTAAGATAAACACATTGTAATTAACTGATTGGTTAATATAGTCAGGAATTTGAATAAACTTGTAAGTCCATCCATAGTTCTGAGCTGTATATACATCACTCTTAGCATTGTCTTTATATTTAATCAACCATTCTGTACCTGTACCTCTTGGCTCACTTGAAAGTGAAACTGTGGTAATAGTAGGTGCTGTGGCTAAATTAGCTGAAGGAACCATGGTAATAGGATTATTTCCATTTGCATAAGATGGAGCTGTGATAAAGATTTGTGTCTTAACTGCTGGCTCTCTATCTTCAACTAAAGCTTTCTTAGAATCCAAAGCAACAAATAATGTGCTAGTTACTTGACCTAAAGTTAAAGAAGTATTAGTATCTATAACTTTTACTCTTTCTGTTCCTGTTAAAGTACCATCTGCTATACCTTTGGCTATAGCCTCTCTTAATGCTGTTGTAGCAGTAAAATACTGTACTCTATCAAATCCATTTCTTCTGATAATCATGAAAGGAATAGTAATAGCATAAGAGTTTGCTGCAGTAGCTATTTGTGTCAATGTAGGAGTGTTTACGTTTGTAGCAACACCATTAATAGTAACAGATTGTACTTGAGTAGTTCCACCAATAGCAAAACAAATGTAAGGCTGATTACCTGATAACACAGGAACAGTTTTTGTTTCTTGTGATAATAAATTAGCTTTGTATGCTAAATTAGTATAAATGTCATTTTTAGCATTGGCAACTGAAGTACCTAAAGTAGTATAGTCTGGAGATCTGTAAGTGATAGAAAAACCATCTTTCATTTCCATAGAGTTTTGATGTTGTAACCTCACCCCTGCTTGATTGATATTAAGGATATATTCCTTAAGACCTTCTGTTCCTGTGTATCCAGTAACATTAACTGTATTGTAAATATCATTAACTACATAAGCCGATCCAAACCATACTGGGAATCTCTTATCAATAGTCATAGATTCTACAAACCCAGGTTGTGTGTACTGATGCATCATGTTAGAATCAATCGCTGTTTGTCCTGTACCTTGTATAATAGAGAATTTAGTAAGATCTGGAAAATCTGTAGAATTTACTAATTCATTATAGGTAGCATCTTCTTTAGATAAAAATCCTACTTGACCATCTAAAATATTATAGGTGTTAGTAGAAGAATCAGCAATAGGATCATCTTCATGATAAGAAGTATCATTTGCTGAAAGAATATTAGCATCTAAAACTAAAATTCTCTCTGTTAAAAATTTGTGTGAACGTAATTGTGTGTTCATTAAATCTGATTTGTTAGTTGGGCAATATCAAACTTCATTTTAGAATCTTGATACTGCAAGTCTGCAGCTATTTCAAAAATAGTATAATAAATAATTTCATAAATCATTGAATCTTGAAATTCAAATTCTGATGCCGATAAGGCATTCCCATCAATATCATCATATCCTCCAACACATACTTTGTCAGGGTATTTTAAATAATCAATTATAGCATTAGTAATAGTAAACTCATTATTTGTGTCAATGAATAAACTAGTTCCATTAGTACTTGCTTCGGTGGTTTTACCGAAGTAGCCTACTGCTCGGCTCCATAAGAAGCTTGATTGTTGTTGTTTGGATTGTTTGATGTATGTCTTATCATCGTATTCTCTATCGATTATGGGAATCGTCTTATTACAATCTTGGTGTACTGCTAATATATCACCTCTCACATACTGTAGACAATCATATGTGGTGTTGTTGGGATATAGTCGAAATTCGTTGCCCCCAGTAGGGGCAACTATTTCATTTCTTATTAATATTGGGGCTAGATCCGTTGTTATGGCTCTATTAAATTCAAATCCTTTCTCTCTTCCTAATTTTTCTCTTACTCTTGTTAACTGAACTTTGTTTAAAGCTTCGTCAATTTCATTTGGTTGAACATCAGTAAAAGTAGTGGAATCAATTTTATTTAAACCAAACTTTACTAGCCAATGTGCTTTTTCTATTGTAATCATTTTTTAGCTTGTAACTCCTCTTTCAACATTTCATAGATCTCTTTATTCTTAGGATCTTTTAAATATTTAGTAAGTCTTTCAGAAGTCTTAGCTAATTCATATCTATTAGTACCTTTTTGAGAGGCCCAGTAATATCCATCAGGAGTAGAGTTTAGTATTCTGTAATTTACACAATCCTTGATCACATACTCATTTTCGAAATCATCCGCTTTATTAGCTTCTGTAGCCATTAGATAATATTTCTTAAATCTCTCTCTATCCATGTCAGATAGCTTGGTTTGACTAATGAAATCTAATAATTTAATCTCTACATCATTTCTTGAAGTTTTTCCAGAAACCACACCAATTAGCACAGCTAATCTGTAAAGTTTTTCATCTGAGAAATTCTCTAAAGCATTATCAACATACGCTGAGATCTTATGTTGTGATCTTTCATATCTGATTCTAGCTTCTCTTTCTACTTCTATATCAGCAATATAAAACTTAGCTTTTCCATTCTTTGTATAAACATCTTGTAATGACATACTATAAATAGAATTAAAAGATTTACTAGATTGCTTGAAGATTAAGTATATCAGTTCTCCTTCTAATTTACCAGTATCTATCTCTGTTACTCCTTCTTCATTAAATTGAAGTCGTAGACTCATAAGATAGCTTCTTTTTTCAGGTGGATTTTTAATATCTGGCAATGTTTCATCAAGATAATTAGGAGCTAAATTATACTTAGTTTCCATCCAAGTCTGTTCACTAATAAATTCTGTTTTCTCAATTCCAGAATTAGTCCAATTAGAAGGTAGGGAATCAGGCTTTTTAAAATAAGGGTTTGGAACTGGTTCTTCTGAAAATACATTATATTTCTTTGTTGAACTGTTACTTGGTACAGACGCTCCTAATACTGGATTAGCATAGTTTTTGCGTCTACCATATTGCATATTTACTTCTACTGTGTTCGATATTGCTGTATCACCTTTTCCTTCAAAGGTTAATTTCTTTTTGTTTTTGTCTGTTGATATACCATAATCTGAGAATCCAGGTGTTGGTAATATATAAATTTTTGCCATAAGTTTTTAATTAGTTTTTAAGTTTACGCAGGGGTAAATGTTGTTGTAATTGCTGAAAGCATAGCTGTCCCTGTTCCTATTCCTACGCTCATTCTTAGACAAACTCTTTCTCCATAAGCGACTTCCACGTCTGCTCCTGCAGCTATTTTTGTCCCTATTGAATCAATTGTTAGTTTTAATCCAGTCGCTACATTACTTACCATTAATTCAATTTGAAAGCTCTTTGATGCACTATATTCTTCACATGCTACTAGCATTCCTGCTGCCGTGAATATACCATCACTTGGCATTGCCATATTTGCTTGTTCGCTTGTATATGGTGCTCCTGCTGGATCTAAGTATGCTCCATTCAAAGAGAGATAATAAGTGTTAGCATCTGTAGCCAAATCAAGTTCTTGAATCGGCTGAGTTGAAAATATATTCATAGATGTTGTTGGTATAGGTGTAGTTCCATTATCAGATGCAACAAAACAATAAGTAGCTAAATAAGTAATCTTTTCTTCAACAGTTGATGCAGTAGTAGTAGGTAAACATAAACTAAAATCAAATTCGTCAAAATAGAAATTACTATAATTGTCATTAGCATATAATCTAAATCCATCGCTACCAAAAGTTCTAATAGAGGATTCCCTAGGAAACATATCAGAAATACTATCATCATCTATTCTTTTTACAAGAGTGTAATTAGCTATTGCTTCTGCATCAGTATAATATATTGGAGTCATTATTTTTGTTGTAATTAGTAGAATACAGGGTACCTTCGTACCCTGTATCAGTTTTATAAATTATACTTATTATGCCGTGTAATCTGGATCATAAATAATAGCTCCAAGTCTTGAAGTATCCCATACTTGAATAGAACCTGTTATGATACGTTTGTAAGTTGCTGTTGTATCTTCTGAAGTAATTACGCCTTTCAAATATCCAGTGTAAGGATTCATTCTTCCGATTCTCCAATATACTTGTTCTGTTTCACCTTGAGTAATCATACAAACATTTGAACCTGCATACCCTTTTACAGAGTTAGTAGAACCAAAGTCGTAGAAATCAAATCTAGCTGAATCCACAGTATAGTTAGCATCGTATACATATCTTCTTAAACAGTAGTAAGGGTCATCCAACATTCTATCATGTCTCAATGTAACCTTAACACCATTTCTAGCTCTGAAAGATTTGAATTGTGAACCGTATTCAAGTTCCCAGTTTTCTCCACCTTTCATAGTTCTTAAGAAGAATGACGCATCAACAACTGCATTATTAGCCCCTTGGTAATTTCTGTATTGAATAGCTAACATAGTATCAAACATTAACATACCAAGCTCTCCTGTAATACCTTCAATCTCTCTATCTGATTGATTTACTCTAGCTAAGAAAATACCCATTAAATAAGATTCAAAATCTGATGCTGTCCAGTCACCTGAGTGATATCTAACATGTCCATCATGAACTAATGATCTAGTACCTGGAGCCATTCTTGTGTCAACTAATCCTAATGTAGGATTATGTTTTTCCATGAACTCACCATACTTCATCATATACTCTCTATCTAACAATACACTTTCCTCTACTTTAGCTTCAGCCCATGAAATAAACGCTGTGTTTTTAATTTCTTCTAATGCACCTGTAGTCTTGTTTTTAGCAATAGGTTTAAAAGCAATACCAGAAGTAAAGTCTACTGGGTCTACATAACGCATTTGATTTGAAGAAGAACCTGCAACATTACCATATTTTCTAGCTTGCATTTCTTTCTTCATAATTCTTTCATCTACTGATGCTTGTCTTCCGTACATACCCATTACATTTTGATATATAATAGATGTACCCATTGAAATACCAGGAAGGTTTTGATTTCCGTATTCTGCAGCAATAGAAGCCGCTTCCATACATAATTTACCTTTAGAAACTAATTGTTTAGGAACATTAGCTAAAGGATTAGAACCTTGGATTTCTACTTTATATTTCCAGAAATTCCCATAAGGAGTAGGATCTAAAAGTACTCTTAATTTATATCTGTTGTCTTCAAGAGCTAAAATAGAATTAGTTCTTGCCCAGTCAACATCTAATACGATCCAAAAAGGTTCATTGTTATAACCAAGAATATCATTGGTCATGTTAGCATTGATAGCTGCAGGATCTTCCATTACTCTAAAATATCTATCAACATCTTGTCCTACTGTCCATTGGAATGTAGGAGTATCAATATCATGAGTTCTTCCAGAAGCCATGGTTAAAGATGTAAGTACTTTAGGGTAGAATAAAGGTGATAGTGATGCCCATCTCCTTGTTACCATCTTACCGAAATTGTAAGGTTGGTCGTAGTTAAAGAACTTAGATAAGTGATTGCTTTTGAAGTTATTCGTACCTAAGTCTCCAAATCCAGATAAAAACGTTATACCTGAAACTGAACTGTTTGTAGTAACCATTTAAAAATTTATTTAGTAATTGAATTCATATTCTGATGTATCAATGTCATCAGCTTGTGGTTGCCTTTGAACATTGGTAAATCTTATTTTATTTGAGAAAGCTTTTTGATTAAGATCATTTTTAATATTCTTTATTTCTTTGGTTTTTACCAAATCAACTAAAGAGTTCATATCTAAACTAATTCTTCCTTGAGGATCGGTTTTAAATATTCTTGATACTATCATAGCAAAATCTGCAGCAGTATCAGGACTTGTAAGTAAATGCTGAGCTTTTTGCACTGTTGCCCCTTTAAAATATTCTTCAGCTATTTGCTTTTTAGTATCTTCTCTCCAAGCTTTTTGTTTAAATTGATTTATTAAAAGAGCTTGATGTTCTTCTTGTTTCTTTCTATTTGCCTCTTCTTCTATTTTTTGTCTGGCTACTTCTTGTTCTATTTCTATCTTCCTTTGTCTATTTTCTACTTCATTTTGTTTATCTAGTATTCTTTGAGCTACTCCGATTAACTTATTCTTTTCTTTTCTGTCTCTGATATCCATTTCAATATCTTCTTCATCCCAACCTACATCTTGATAGTGTTTCTTTACTATCTCGGCTGCATAAGCGTCATCAAGTTCTCTTTCAGTGTTAGAGTTTCCAGCACTCATCATTTCCAATATCTTTTTAACATCTGTAACGCCATGATTGATAACTCCTTCAGCCAAGATTCTAAAATCTTCAGGAAATGATTCTATTAGTTTTTCTTTTATAAAATCTGTTCTTCTTTGAGCATCTAGTTTAAAAGCATCATCAATAGATTCTATCTGATCTTCTTCTGGATTTATCATAAGATACTCCTTATCAACCCACATGTTAATCAGCTTTTCATCATCTGATAATTCATCATTTCCTAAAGGTTGTGGTTCCGGGTTGTCAGTAGGATCTTGTATATCCAAATCAGCATCATTGTTTAAATCTCCTTCAATAGGATTAATATCTAAATCATCTTCATCAACGAAATCAATTTCATATTCTTGATTAATGTCCATACGTTTATATACTATTTAGTTTGTTTTTTTTAGCTATTAATAGCTTTTAAGTTAAGTTGTTTAATTTGTAAAGTGCATGGTAAAGTAGGGTTATTACCTCATCTCTCTGATTGTTTAACCAAGGTTCTTTGAATTCATATTTTTCTAAATATACTGCATGTTCTAATATACATGCTTTTATGTCTCCCGTCTTTGAACTATCTATTGTAATATCTACAATACCATACTTCCCTTGATAAGATTCTATGAAACCATCTAATAACTCTAAAAGATCTCCATATAAACTTCCTAATGCATTGTGTTCCCAACCTGCCCCTGGTTTCCCAGGATTGGTTGGTTTCAAATGTCTAAGGTTAATCTCATCTCTAAGCTTGAAAAGCTTAGAGAATAAGACCCCCGGTGTATTTTTAACTACAAATTTTATTGGTTCCATTACTTAGTAGTTTTCTTATTTGCAGTTTGTTTTTTAACTTGTATTTCTTTTTCCTTTAACTTCTTATTATCGTTGTGTTTAACCATTTCATGTGCTTCAGATTCTTCAGCTAACTTTAGCTTTCTGTCTTCTAGACCTAATTTAGTTTGTTCCATTCCTAACTTAGCTCTATCTACATTTGTTTGATGCATTAGTTTTTCAGCTTCAATAGGATCTGGAATATCATTATCATTAACATCTAGATCTTGAGCATATCCATATACATCCATAGCCTTAATTTCTTTATTAATATCTCCTTGAGCAGCAATCTCTTCCATCTTCCAATCATGCATTTTCTGATCTCTTTGATCTTGTCTGTCTTCAAGATGTTTCTGCATTTCTAATTGTTTAGCTTGCATATCTTCTTGAGATTTTTGCTGTTGTTGTTCCATTTCTTGTCTTTGTTTGTCTCTCTTAGCTGTAGCTTCTTTTAGTTTAAAGTCTACTTCATGAGGACTAGCTCCACCTAAACTATCTAACAAAATACTACTCATATCTATAATAGTCATTTGTTCATTTTGTGCAAATGTTAATGCCATTTGTTTCATTGTGTCAAAATATTCCTTAGCATTTCCAGCCAACATCATTCTTATTCCATAATCAGATTCATCTAATACATTAGGAGTAATCTTAGCTGTAGCCATAGAAGCTTGAGAGAAATTATAATTTAAAAAGAATTCTTTCTTAGTAGGATTGTTGTAAAACCATTCCTTCATCCAAATGATAAATATTCTTAAATACTCTAGATTCACTTCTTTCCAAGTTTCATTGTGTCCATAGAAATAAGGTTCTGTAATATAACTAGACTGAATTAAAGCTTGTTGATTATCAGATACTCTATCACTAACCATTTGAGACATCCTCTGAGGACTTACTCCAATAATCATTGCTGTTTCTGCATTCAACCATTCCAACAAATTTAATACATTAAGAATAGCAGACGTGGTATCAGCATTGTCAATAGTAGGAGCTGGTCTCGCCATACCTAAAGCAGAGTCTTCCCCATTTTTAGTAGAATTGAATATATTATATCCAATGTCCATATATTTCAACCTGATTTCTAAAGCTTCTTCAACATCTCTAGATTTAGAAAATTCTACATCATTTTGAGATGTATCTATGTTTATAAGAGTACCTTTATTTCTAGCTATCATCTTAACTAGATGATTTAAAGCAATAATATACAAAGTATTGAAAGGCTTCATTCTATCCACTAAAGAAATACTTTTAGTATTATTAGCAGAATAACATCTTCCTACATATCCTAAATTACAAGTAGTAAAAGGATCTTCTATATTAGTGGTTTGAAAAGGCTTTTCTCTTAAATTAATAAATATATCTTTCCCAATTCTTGTTCCTTCATATACTCTAGGTATCCAAATCCACTCTAGGGTCATCATCTCTCCATTCTCTAACCAAGCATATAATGTAGACTCGTCTCCAAATCTGTTTATAATTTTTTCCTTTACTGCATTACTAGGTACTTTAAACTCTGAATCAACCATATCAGTGATTTCTTCTCCATATTGATTATTATAAGTAATATATCCTACTCTCTTAAAAGCTTTCCATTCTAAATGTGTTACCCAAATAAAATTATGAAAGAATCTCAAGATACTATTACCATTACCATAAGTACCAATATTATAATCACCATATAAATAATTATTCATAGCTCCGAAGAACATATCATCTACATTAGGATATTCAGAGTGATGGAAAGCTTTTATATCAGTACTAAAGGTCATATCTTTAGTAGTATGTTTCAACTGAAGATTATCTAAATCATCATCACTTAGCTGTCCTCCAAACTGATTAATTATATCAGCATACACCATTGGTACAGTAGTACCAGCCCAATCCCCCTTTTGTATATACATTTCTTCTGTGGATTTATGATATACAAAGAACAAAGGGTTTACATGTTTGATAACTGGCTTGTTTCTTTCTACTCCTACATATACAACTTCTTCATCAACAGTAAGCACATCTTTCCAACATTGTGATTTTAATGCTTTTAAGTTATTATCATAGGCTCCATATTGTACAATATTATTAGCTAATATTTCTTTTTGAGATTGGAAATCAAACAATTTTTCTTCTGTCTTATAATCCATTTCAAACTCTTGTTGTTTTCTTTGTAATTCAGATTCTATTTCTTTTGGGTCTTTTCCTTGCATTTGCATTTGAATCTTCATCTGTTCAATCTTCATTACTTTCTCTATTTCATTATCAACATAATCACTAACCAATGATCTGTATTCTTCATTCTTAGATGCAATAGAATTCTGTGTAGCTAATATAGGTCTATAATCATCATTTCTTTTTAGCTCTTCTCCTATTAACTCATTTACTATCTTAGGTATAATATTAAAGGGTAGGATAGTATCTTCAAATAATTCTCTAGTTAACCCAAGTGGATTACAATGTTCTTCTACATCTTCCCATCTAATATCTGAATTTAACAAACGATAATTAGAGAGTTTTATAGGAAAGTCTTTTATTTGTATTGTTCCCATATTTCCATATGGTTTGATCCAATTCATACATTGTTTAAACCATTCATTATCACGCTCATACTTCTCTGTCTCCGATATTCTAAGATTTGGCACCTGCCACTGTCTCACGAATTCTGCCATTATTTGTTTTATTTTGTAGTTTCGATACTATACCCCTAGTTGCAAATCCAGCTAGTTTTCCAGGAGTAGTGGTATGATTTTTTTCGTTTCTTGCTAACTGATTGTAGTTCTCTCTTCTTGCAATTATACATCCAATAAAGGCAGATATTCTATCATAGTTTGCTTTTTTATCTCTGTCTAGTTCCCAATCATATTCTATGATTTCATCTAATAACCCAAGAGAAGGTATTCTTTCTATATTTCTTAGGGCTTTCCCGTCTATTTCTGTTACATCTAATAACCATTCTTTTAATTGAGTTAAATTATGTAACTTACCTAATTGGTTACCATGAGAAAACCCATAGCTCAATCTTGTTTTTACTACTGCCTTATTATCTTCATATTTTATTGGAGTCAATGCCAACAAATAATCTTTTTTATGTTTCATAAAGTATTCTTTTATGTCATCTCCTCTATCTGATTCAAACATTATACTTCTAGTTGGATTACCATATAAAGCCATCACCTTCTCTATTAACTCATTGAAAGTAGCTCTACTATCATATTTACCAGTAACCTCAGCTACAACTATATCTCCACTATATCCTTCACTCAAATACTTAGGATTTTTTAATAAAAAGAATGAACCTAAAGATTCTCCATCTTTTATATCATCAGCTACATAAGGGTCTACTCCTCCAAACTTATATAAGTCTTTAGGTGCATTAGCATCTGGAAACTCATATATAATAATATCACACTCTGTAGATTTAGTACCACGATTCTTTTTCTCATTTGTACCTTGAGTCTCTCTAAATGAATCCAGCTTAATCGCATTCTTTTCATTTATAATATTATATCCTACACCATTAACTTTACTAGAATCCCAATATATATTAACAAAACTTCTTCCTGCTTTATATAAATCAC